ACAGGATAGTAATCAATCTTGGTGGCAGAGGTGAAGAGTTGCATGGGGTGTTCCCTTGACGACTTCTATAGAATACATCATTCTGGGGGTCTGTGGTCAGTTGGTAGACAGTTCAGCAACTGGTCGTACAGACGCCCTGCGTTGACGTTGTGGTGGTATGAATACTGTTCAGTGTGTCCCAAAGGACAACCCATCATCATATCCAACAGGAATCGGATCTCAGAGGGCGTCAGGGGCACGTCAGTGGTCTCAGTCATGACACATAGTTAAGGACGCTTACAGACGATCCTAGCGCAGTCTCACGGTGCTTGTCAACATAGAATCGATGCAGCAACCACCTGACTTCGAGAAAACTGATGCGTTTCCTGTATTTGCCTGATGCCATGGGAGACTTGAAACTGGTAAGGAAAAAGTCTTTAGTTTCATGCCGCCACTGGTCGATCATGGCATTGATTGCAGGTAGATCTATCTCTTTTACCATTGTTGACTCGATTGGGAAGTGATTCCTGTTGGTTGATTTACACTCACCCATGCTATTCACCAGTGCTGGTACATCATGATCCTGCATCATGCGGAGATGAATGTTATTTTGTGTATTTGTGTCGATTCCATTGACCAGGATGGGTGCCAGGTCCCGTGGGTTGAAGCGCACAGGAAAATCAGTTTTTGTTGGTGTGTTGTCAGATGTGAGCATAATCTCCTCACCATTGACAAATGTGCGCGTGTGCTCTACCTTGTGCGGAACAAAATACGCAACACCTGCGGGTGCATCAGTATCACTGAATAGTTGCATGTCAAACTTATCCCATGCATACAATCTATCCTTGAATAGTTTCTGGTTCCAGAACGTACTGGGTACGATTGCAGCGACGTACTCACAGTTGTCTAGCATCAGTTGCAGTGCATCAAGGTACATATCCTCATGGATTAGTTGCACTGGTAGTTTCTTGCGTGATACTACTGTCTTCGCAAGGTATGGTGGGTTAGTGATACACACTCTGTACCCAGTAGGAAAGTCTTTGAATGTATCTCTGTATTGTACTGCATCATGATTGGGTTCAATATCATACCCATGCCACTCTGCATTTACATACGAAAAAAGGTGCCCCGCACCTGCAAATGGTTCAAGGATAGTATCCTTGGGCACCATCTGATACCAGGAGCGGAATGCACCAGAGTTGTTGAATGGGTCAGTTGTAGTATAATACTGACCCAGGAGTTGCTTACTCATTCAATACCAAGACGTTGCTGGAATTCTACATGATCAACGACCCAAACGGTGTCAGAGTCGTAATTGAACTTAAGACGGTCAAACTTATCACTCAGGTCAGTATCGACGAGGATGACATATACTTTGCCTTCCTCGCCGTACTGGTGTGCCCAGTCAGCGAAGTGTGCTGCTTCGTGGAACACATTGTCCTGATGTCCACCTTCACCAAAACAAATCTTGGCAAAGATATAACCTTCAACCTTACCGTTGATCACACCGTCAATAGACTTGAGACACTCAAGTTTATCGAGACCAGACTTCTTGAACTCTTCCTTGTTAAGCAGGCGTCCATCCTTGGTAGGACGGAGATCCTGATTGTTCAAGGATTGCACGTAGATACCATAACCACGAGACACACGGTTAATCTCATCAAGGACGTAAGATTCGTCCTTGGATCCTTGACGCGAGGCAAGGATTGCGGTGCCGTGAGCAACAGTCAAAGCATACTCATAGTCTGCTTTGCACTTCTCATAGATGTAATCACGATCATTACCAAGGAGTTCAGCGAGACGATCAAGCGACTTGAAGTTAATCAGGCGCTTGAGATCACGGTCGAAGATCTCATTGCTATGACAAATAGTCTCAGCAAGATCACGGTTAGTCTTGAATTGACGTGTGGTGCGGATGTTGGACAGGTCAGATTTGAACATTACGGTGCCACCTACGTGGGTGGGATTAGAGAATGTTGGAGTCTTTAGGGCGCTGCCTCTCCCATGTCCTTAATATACACCAATCAAGGGTGCTGTGTCAAGAGAGTGGACAGTTCTCTCAACTGTCCCCATAGATGGGGATGATGTCAGTGCGACAGTGCTGCGTTTTGTTGATATGCTGTTCCCACAGAGCGGCGTCGTCCAAATTGTAGAAGATCGCTTGTTGGCGGGCGGTGCCCTTCTTCTTGTTCTTCATCCAAACAACTGCGTACTTCATGATAAAACTGAGGGTAGACAACGATGTTAACATAATGACGACCCCACCGCGAGTTTGCTGACTCAGGCAATGGGATGTCCTTAAAGCAAATAGTAATGTAGTATTCGCTTATGAAAGAAATATAACCTGTGATCTCACCATATGTCACAGGTTGGAGCAACTCAAAATCAATCTTCTTCATCGAACAACTTCCTGTCCTTGTTCTCTGGTTTGGGGAGACGGAACATTTGTTTCAAATCATTTAACTCAGTGAGTTGTTGCTGCAGTCTATCAATTTGTGCCTGCAAGATTTGGAAGTTGTGGTCGTTGTTATTCTGAAGCATCAACATGTTGTTGATTGCTTGTTTGAAGTCCTCTTCGTTCATGGTAATCAATAACGCTTAGGTAATTTATCATACTGCCACTTCTTGACAAGTTCAGGATCATCAAGGAATGGATCGATCTCTCGATTGCCCATCATAAGATCGTAGAGACCACGAGCACGGCAGTATGCTTTCTCATGATATTGTATCACATCATTGATGCAAGATAGCATCTCTTCATATGCTTTTCTGCTTGATACCTTCTCATCGTTGAGGTAATCGTCGATAGCATCTTGCATACGATTTTGACGTTGCTTTGCATAACTATCACTTGTAATCAAAGGTTGTTCAGTAGTCAAGAGTAAAACTCCTCATTGCGACGACGGTCAAGGTATGCAATAATTTCACCACGCCATTCTAGCAGTTCATGATAACAGCACTGCTCATGAGCATCTTGGCGCAGTTCATGGTCTGGTTTGAGTACACTCTCGTAAAAGATGTAGAATGCATCCTTACGTTTTTCGTGTTTGGTTCGGTCTGTCCAGTCCATGCAATCCTCGTTTGACTTACGTATTTTAGATGATTTGGTGGGAAAATCGACGTTTCGTTAGATTTTCTTTACTATTCACCACTGTCCACTTGATCGACAGACAGGATATCACAGACTGGCACCTCATGCTCACCTGCAATGATGTACCAGTGCATCATCTGTCCATGATACTCAGGGTGTGCCTGATAATGGTGGGTATACTCACGCACACCACAATACATCAGTTCGCTTTCTGGAATATCATTCTCTTTTAACATTGCCTGCAGCTGCATGTGCTGCAACTCAATTTGTGTTGGGACATTCATCAGCATAGATCACCAGTGGTGCTCCGCTACCATAACATGGTGTCAGGATGCTGTCAAGTCCTTGAAATTAGCGTGTGTCAGGTGTCTAAGAATTGTTTCAGTGATCTCACCATCACTTGACATGGTATACTCTAGGTCAAATACTGAGTCGCCTGTGCATTTTGATGCAATCACATCCTTATGGTCTTCAGTAATGAATTCTAACTCAACCAGTTGGGACAGAGCAACATCACGATATCCTGCTGCTCTATTCTCTTCTAATAGATTGCCTCTCTCTGTTGGTATTAGTGTTACCTGTGGGTGGCGAAGTGCTAGATTAAACTTGTAAGTACCATCTAAGAAGATATCGAATGTTCCTCTTGCAGATACTTCTGCCTTACAGAACTGATTCATCTTCAATAGTGTCTCGTTAGATGAATACTCATCTAGATCATATGTGGGGTCATAGATTCTGATACCAGTACAGTTTCCATCAGTATCGAAGTGGAATCCCTGTATAAGAGTTTCATAGTAATCAGTTACACTGGTCATCTTATCAATAGTCTCTTTGATCTTAGAGAAATCACCTAGACCACAGAATGATAAGAATGTATCCCATACCTGTTTGACTTCTGTCACATGAGACCAGTGCATGATGGTCTGTAAGAAGTATGATTTGATCTCATCACCCACATACTCAATGTTTACCAACTTCTGATCATCCATGATCGCAATATCCAGGTGTGGATACTTGTACTGATAAACTTTGTTCAGTTTAGCAGACAGTGTGCCAAGATCAGGAAGATAACCAGTATCAACTAGACCAGTATATCTCCAAGGCATTCTCTCAACGGAGGAGATATACTCTCCACTGCCCAGATCATATCTGTCTTGTTTGAAGTAGAGTTCAGTAAACATTTTAGTTTGCTAGAATAGTTTGACCTGCTGCATTAAACAGAGTGAAGTGGATGTAATCCTCTGGTCTTGTGCAGGATGCTTGATCTTCAGGGAAGTTTGATGTTAGAAACTCTTCTGCTTCTACTAGATCATGCACCTCAACAAATACAAACTCAGAGTTTTTCAGTGCTGTCCATAGATCTGTTGGCAGTAGATCTTTATACAATTCATATGATGCATTGATAGCATCAACATCACTACTATTATTCCACCCAGTTGATCTCATGTAGATCAAGGATTTGTTATTACTAGCGACATAACGCTCAATGAAGTTATCAAGATAAAATACGTCGTAATGGTTCATTGTTCCTTAAGTAGTAGTTTCCAAGCAATAGTAATACGCAAACCAATGAATGATCTAGATGTCATCTCAGCAGCATGTGGGATCATGCCAGGAAATAATACTGCTGAGTTTGGTTTTGGGACGTGGAAGTAATCAGTTCCATCTTTAAAATGAAATGCTGTCTTACCGCCCCAGTCTAACTTCCACACATCATTTGCATAGAGTAAGAATGTTCTTCCTCTGTCATCATACCAATCTTGATGATAAGACCCTTGTGTACCAAATGTATGACCATTTGCATACACATCAAACACTTCATATTGTTGGTTGGTCTTCTCCTCAATGATATTTAGAAGATATGATGTAAAGAACTCATTATCCTTTAGATCTATACGCCAGAAGGGGATACCACGACGCTTGTCTCCCTCAACAAATGATCCATGACCAAAATACCATTTAGGACCAGAGACTGCATCTAGAATCTTCTCCCAATCACCTCGTGAGAATACATTATTATACTCTAGAATGTCAGATCTTCCCATACTCCCTCAATAGATTGATTCTAAACTGATCTAGTTTCTCTTGTACCTCTTTGCTTATGTCTGCATCACAGATATACTGTGCAAACTCTGAAAGATAGTTTCTCATGAAAGTATCATGAATGATAGACTCTGCCCAGCAAACAAATACTTTACGTGATCCAGACTTAACTTTATTAACTTTATGCCACAGTCCAGTAGGATAGAGGATTGCTTTTCCTGCCTCTAACTTATATTCTACCTCTGTATTACCAATCTTAAGAACTAACTCTCCACCCTCATATTCTGATGGATCATTCAGAAAACATGTCATACTATAGTGAGGGAAGACACCACCACATGGAATGTTATCAATGTGATAGTCATAGTGAGCACCTACATTATACTCAAGGAAGTATAACTGTGATGTTCTTCTAATATTATAGATGCTGTAGATCTGTTTGTTAATAAACCCAGAATACTGTTGGTTTATCTTCTCGTAGAATTTGCCACTACATGCCATCTTACATCTCTTCTTAGGAGATGGATTGGATGTATTACCATCGACATATTCTAGATTGTTTAGATTATCCTGTAGCCATAACAATAACTCTCCTTCGAGCAAATCAATTTCATAAATCATCCCGTCTTCCCGTCTAGTTCAGAATCATCGGTGTAATATAGACTCCAGTCTACAGGTACAACGTCATCTACGTCAAGTAGTTTCATGATATCATATACTGCTTGTCTCACTTTCTTGAGTGATGGTGTATATTGACCAGCGAAGTTGTACATACTCTGCTCTCTGCTTCTTTGGAAGTCAGAACTTGCTGCAACGTCATGTTTTACCCACTGTTTAGGATCATTTGGATCCATGAATGCTGGCGCTGGTGTTACACCATCTTCCTGCATACCACCAGGATACATCTGTCTATAAATCTTAGGATCTACAGGGTACTTAACATCATATGTATGTTTAAAGTATTCAAGACCAGTGTTAAAGTCTGATGGTTTTTTCATGACGTTGGTTCTTACTGCTTTTCTCCAAGCAATCCACTGATCTTTCTCGCCTTCATAACTATCCTCTACGTCAGGTAGAATTCTCCAGTCAGAGCGTGATAGCAATTCATTCTTTTGTCTTCTTGCTTTGATATATCTCTGATCAAAGTAAATTGCTTCATCATTAATCTTAGCAATCTCTTTGTTGATTGCTTCCTCTCTTACAACCAACAGAGACTCATAAAAAGCAAGAGCTTGATCTTTTAGTGCAGTTGCTTGCTCAGCAGTAGCACTAGAGAACTGATAAGTTGCCCAGTAATCTTCGTTAGTTTTGAAGTCATGCTTTAACTTCCTTCTTTGGCATCTATATGCTCCAGTGCTGAAATACTGGAAGTGATCTAACTGGTCCTTAGAGTTATGCCAGAAGTCATCGACAACTCTTTCGAGAAATCTCTGCTTTAGTTCACCTCTGATCTTAACCTTCTTAGTCGTTCTGCCAGGAAAAACTAGATCTGCCTCAATGTCATTATTGACCAAGACAATATCATTGATAAAATCAATTTCAATTACTGATACTCTCTCTGTGATTGCCATGGGTCTCCTATCTAGATTTGATGTACCATCCTGTCAAAATATATTTATCCTCACTAAAAACTGTATTGCCTTTATGCGTGTGTGTATAACCCGCTGGCCAAATAACAACAGTACCAGCAGTTGGACGGATTCTTCTCTTCTGATATAAGAATTCAGTCTCTGCCTCACCCTCTGGCATGTCATTTAGATAGATCATCCAAGTAATCTCTCTAAGTGAGTGTGCTTGATCAACATCTTCATAATGCCAAAGATGATAACCACCTCCAGGTGGTGTCTTTTGCATCTTAATATCTGTTGAGATCAAAGAAGCAATGTTCAATGATGGATACTGTGTAATATAATGCTGGAGACATGATGCCAAGATTGCTTGCACATCAGTACACAACTTTTTGTTGGAATAATCCATCATAAATGCAAAGTCTCTCCTATTGTGAGCACCACCATAATGGTCCTCTGACTTATACACTTTCTGATCAGATCCTCCAGGCAATTCTTGGAAGTCTTGATTATAATATGATCCAGTGTCTATAACGTGCTCACAGTATTGAATTAACTTCTTACACGTTGGTCTAGGCATAAAGTTTTCCCAGACACCAATGAAGTCATCAAAATCAGACTTAGTAAAATCCTCCCTCTGCATTAACTCCAGAGGGCGATATGGTTCAACTGTCATAACAATGGAATCAGAATGCTTTAATGATGTATTTAGTCTTGTGGAATGGATTGATAATTGGAACTTTTCTCTGTGGTCTCATAGTAACATCAGGAGTTGGTTTCTTGAAACTACTAGAGAATTTGAATTCTGCCTCAGTCATGTCCATGAATAGTTCTGACTGATCAAATGTAACCTGCTTAGATGCAGATCCACCACCAAGACCAGAACCATAACCACCACCAATTGTACCAGGACCAGAGAATCCACCACCAGTAAAGTCTGTCTGTGGATTACCTACAATATCCTGAGTAATCATATGACTATGAGTCTGTGTTGTACCACTAACAGGAGTATATGTATCAATTTGGAATGTAGTTGGTTCTGTATCAACACATGCGGTTTGACGAGCACCACTACCAGAAACATCTTGCAGTGGAAGACTATCAGAATCAGCTCTAGGAGATCTCCACCATACCATATAACTTGTTTGTAGAGTAATTTGCGCTCCACTATCAGCGGTCTGGTTGGTTGGTAGATTATTAATAATCCATGTATTCAAATCAGTCCAAGAATCACTATTATAATATCTTTCAATTTCCTCGGCAAATCTACCACCACTACTCAAGTTCAGGAAGTTTGCCCATCTAGCAGCAATTCCTGTAGTAGAGTGTGGAATTTCAGCACTATCATTAAGTTCTGCTTCATCTGCCAAACCTAATGATCCTCTAGGTGCTGTGCCAGAAGAAGTATTGAATGGTGTTAATGGATCACCACCATCACTTTCTACTACAGCAGTAAGATACATGTGTTCATGCTCAGGAACTCTTACAGATACTTCACCAAGAGGTCCAACCAATGCAGTGACAGAACCAGTAATGGTGAATGATATGTCATCTACAATAGTTTCTAGTCCCTGCAATCTCACAGTACCGAGAGAGAAGAATTGACTCTGCAGACCTGTTTGTCCGCTGCCTTCAATCTGTTCTAGTGGCAAGTCTCCTGCAGAATCTACAGTGTCAAAGTACCAATATCCTCCCTCTGCACCAACATCAAAGATTCCTTTGCCAGGTGTAGAGACAGGCAAGAATGCAGAGTTTCCACGTTGAGCATCAACGAATCCAACACCAGCAAGTTTTCTGTTCCTATAATCAGGTACATTAAATGTGCCAGTGTATGTTGCAACTCCATTAGCATCAAATGTTTCATTGACATCACCACCGTAATCGGTTCCAATGACCTCATATAGTTCTCTGAACAATGCTGCATCTAATGCTCTACCATCACATGATATAAATCCAGGATATCTAGAGTTCAGATCTCCATCTAGATCACCATAACCAACAACAACGTTCTCTTTAAGAATAGAACAAATAGTTCCTACAGAGTATCCATCAAACTTCTTAACCTTATTACTATACCATACCCCCAGGTTTGCTGCTGGTGGTGGTGCTACAGCGTATGTGGTTACCGTCCATGTAAAAGACACATTGCCAACATTAGAAGCTTCAGTACCAACTACAATGTTGGTAAATTCTGGTGTACCTAATTGAGATGCAGTTAGTACAGTTAAAGTAAATGAACTATTGACTGCTGGGTCAAAGATTCTAGGACCTGCAACTGGAGTATCAAAATCAATAGAGATAAGAGCATCATAACCACCAGTAGATGCTATAGTAATTGGTCTATTGATACCAGTTACTACAACAGGTGAACTTGTAATGTATGTGTCAGGAACTTGACCAACCTTATCATTTGGTGGTGTAAAGACTGCATCGTAATCTGGTCCACTGCTGGTAATAATAGTCCATGTTGGAATTGTTGTGCTACCAACCTTGATTTGCAGAGTGCGTGGTTGACTAAAATTAGGATCTGACTTAGCATAGATGGTAATCTGATCACCAGCTGTCACTGAAGCAGGGAATACACCAACAGATCCATTGTTAATCTTGATCTTAGCTTCAGTAGTTGTAGTGTTTGCTCCAACAACAACAACTGGAACAGAAGTACCAACAGGAATTCCAGTAATACCACCATTAGGCATCTTATTAGAGGCAATGAGTGCATCTTCTAAAACACCAGTTTGATCTGTGAACGACCATCCATTTGGTGCGTCGGATGGTGGATTACCAGTACCTACTGACCACTGAGAAAGATTAACACCATCTCCAATTGTTAGATTGGTTGTGTTATCAGTAGCAGGAACATTTAATGTTCTCAGTTTTAATTGTAAGTAATCACCATTGTTAACTGTTCCTGGTGTAGATTGGAATGTGACACCATCAAGAACATCAAATCCATCAGCATTCGTGGATGTACTATTAACAGTCGTTACTGCCCACTCAGCACTATTATCTACAGAAAGAGTTGCTGGTTCTGTTAGACCTTGAATTCTAATAACTTCAGAGTATGCATCAATATCAAGATCTAGACCAGTTAAGTTTGTGAAGTTTGGAAATGGTTCTGGAATGTTTAATGGTTGTGCCTTGGTAGTAATTCTCCAAGTCTCATTCGCAGTTCCAATTACCAGTGTAATAATCGAACTTTGTTGATTGAAATTTTGTGTTCTTCCTCGAATTTGAATTCGAGATCCATTCTGTACAGTTTCGGCACCTGTTCCTTGGATCCAATAGTCATTAGCGGCAATACCATATTCAGGCATTGGATTGTTTGATCCATCTAATCTACCCCAGTTTCCATCGCCATTGTAATCAATACGCATGGCGAAATAAGTAATATCGCCAGCAAATGTAGAACCCAATGCAACTGCTGCTTGTGTTGTTGGTGTTAAACCAGAGACAGTGAGGATTGACTCACCAGGACGAGTTCCATCACCATATGTGTATAGCGTATCCAATTCAGCAGGTTCATAGTTCTGAAAAGGAAATGGATCTGGTGTAAAATCCTCAGGTACAGTTGTAATCAACCAATACTGGACTAAATCACCAAGTTGAATGGTGATTGTTTGTGTAGTATCCCAGGTTGGAGGTGCCTTAAATCTAAACTGAACGTAATCACCCTCAGAAACATATACTGGTGTGGTTGAAAAAGAATATGTCATTCCGTTTAGATAATATCTCCAGTCATACTATTTAGATCTGTTGTACATCATCCCAGTTTCCATCCTGATTGCGTTGGATTTGAATTGGGAAATTTGATTTTACTTTGATTGGGAGGTCAATGCCATCAATCTCATATAACTGAGATTCAACAACATCATCAGGTGCAACATCTGGAGAGAATACAGGTTCTTCATCCTTGAAAGCATCGTCTATCTCATCAATGATAATACCATCAGGTGTTCTATCAATGTTAACAGTGATAAGTGAACTGAA